TTACAACAGGAGAATATTTAGGGATTCAAGGAAGTCCAAATCAATGGGAATATAGAAATAAGATGGAATTTACTTTTGGTGATGAAGCTAAGGGTGCACCACTTTCTATTGGAATGCATATGAGAGGGAAATCTTTTGGAATAGTAACTGTAGATAATTGCAAACTTGTTGATGAAGATTACAGAACAATTATTAGATTAACTGAAGATTATTTTAGGGCACAGGATTTAACATACTATAAAATAATGAAGGCAGAGGGATACTTAAGACATTTAGTTATAAGAAAAGCTCAAAATACAGGAGAGCTATTAGTAAATTTAGTTACTACAACTCAAATAGATTTTGATTTAAGTGAATATGTTAAACTATTAAGAAGCCAAAATTATAATGGAAATTTAGTGTCAATATTACATACAGAAAATAATTCATTGTCTGATGCAGTAATCCCTGAAAAGGTTAATGTATTATTTGGAAAAGATTATATTAGGGAAACACTACTTGGACTACAATTTAATATATCACCATTTTCATTCTTTCAAACTAACTCGAAGGGTGCTGAAAGCCTTTATTCAATAGTTAAAGACTTTATGGGTGATAGTAAAGATAAAGTTGTATTTGACCTTTATTGCGGTACAGGAACAATAGGTCAAATCGTAGCAGGAGCTGCAAACAAAGTTGTAGGTATAGAGCTTATAGAAGAAGCAGTTGAAGCAGCAAAAGAAAATGCTAAATTAAATGGATTAAACAATTGCGAATTCTTAGCTGGTGACGTAGCAGAAATCATAAAAACTGTTAAAGATAAACCAGACATAATAATCTTAGACCCACCAAGAAGTGGGGTTCATCCTAAGGCTTTAGATTATGTAATTAAGTTTAAAGCAAAAGAAATAATATACGTTTCTTGTAATCCTAAGACATTGGTAGAAGATCTTAAGGTACTTACTGAGAGAGGTTATAAGGTTGTTCAAACTAAGGTTAAGGATATGTTTCCTCATACTCCTCACGTGGAGACGGTTGTAAAATTATCTAGGAATACCAAGGGTTAAAGGAAGGTTAATATATAAAAATCAGCTATTTACTACTAATTTGCTACCAATGATTTGAGTTTGGTAGCAAATTATTTTTTTACTACTAAAGATTCAAATATATCTACTGTTTCATCTTTCATCTTTTGAGTAACATGTGAATAAGTGTCCATTGTTGTGGATAGTTTACTGTGTCCAAGTCTTTTCTGAATATCCTTAAAATTTGCTCCTGCTTCTAGTAGCATAGTAGCATGTGTATGTCTTAATGAGTGGAAATGAAAGTTAATATTCAATTCATAATTAACAACTCTACTCAAATATTTCAAGCTATCAGTAGTTATATTCTCGCCATTTTCTTTAGTGCATACAAAGTTAGAGTTTTTATAATACTCACCATATCTTAATTTATTTTCAGCTTGGTAAAGCTTATTCCTTTTCAATATGGATATCAATGTATTTCCTATACTTATAGTTCTATTGGAGCTTAATGTCTTAGGTGTACCAAATTCAAATATTCCTTTCCCTTTGCCTATTAATATTTTATCTACTTTCAAAGTTCCATTATCCAGGTCGATACAATCCCAATTAAGACCACATACTTCTGCAGCTCTCAATCCAGTATGAAAAGCTATTTGCATAGGAATGTAGAAGGAACTACCAAAGGGGAATCTTTCAATGATCTTATTGAAATCATCAATAGAGATTATCTTTAAATCTTCCTCATTATCTTTAGGTTTATCTGTTTTAGGTATTTTTATATATTGCATAGGATTTTCTTTGGTGTACTTATATGGATATACTGCAGCTTTAAGTGCTCCAGATAGAACACCGTAGAAGTTGCTAATACTTGATTTAGTGAAACCACTTAAATACTTTTTATTAATAAAATCTTGCAAAGTCTCAGGGGATAAAGCTTTTAATTTATAATCACCTAAAGATGGTTTAATATGATTATTGATAACAACTTTATAGGCTTGTTGGGTATTATATTTACAGTTTATCATTACATAATTCTGATACCAATAATCGAAATAGTCACTAACACTCATGTTAGTATCATTATTAGTATTTCCAGTATTCTCATAATCATTAATAGCCTTTCTTAGAGCTTTTTCAGCTTCGACTTTAGTTTTACCTCCTACCCTACAGATCTTTTTATATTTGCCATCTACTTTACTTGTATTGAAATAATAGTACCATTTATCAGAACGTTTATAGACTCCTGGCATAATAGATCACTCTCCTTATTTTATATTAGAGCTGCTACTAATTTTGGTAGCAGCTTTTTAGCAATTTATTATTGTTTATTATGAAAGCCACAAAGAAAATCTAGACTATCAACAAAACTATCAGCTCTATTCTTAACCATATTTGCCAGTTTTATTAATGGTTCTGCTTCTTTCTCAAAATCAGCTTTCTTTACTGTAACGAGAAGTTCGTTATCTTTGTTGTATATCTTTATTAAATGTGTATCTTCGTAAGGTTTAGCTTCAATGATATAATCAAATCCTTTTAAAAGCTTTATTACATCAAATATCTCTGAATTATCAAATGTAAATCCATCTAAAAATTCTATAGCTTCTTTATCATCACTAGTCACATCAATTGAAGCTTCATCACCTAATAAATCACTCAAGGGTACTCCAAGAGCTATAGCTATTTTATTTAATGTTTCAATTTTGGGGTTTCTTTCACCACTTTCATATTTTCTAATACTTATCTCAGATATTCCACTTTTTTCTGAAAGAGCTGCTCTAGATATATTTTTTTCTTTTCTATAGTATTCGATTTTCATTCCAACATGATTCATATAATACCTCCTTATGTATCAATAATATCATCATGTGATACAAATGTATAGAATTAAATTAAAAAATCAAAAAAATACTATTGACTTTGATACAAAAGTATCATAATATATAGATGTAAGGGTGATACAAAAGTATCAAAAAAATAAATGGAGGGTTAGGATGTTAAAACTTGATTTGAAAAAATTATTTTTATTTCAGGCAAAGGCTTGTTTTAATACTAATGAATTAGCTGAAAAAGCGAAAATACCAAGAACTACATTAAGTAGTATTATGCATGGAAAAAGAAATGCAACGCCAAAGACTATTGGTTTATTAGCAAAAGCTTTAAATGTTGATGTAACTGAAATAGTAGTTGATGAAAATTAGTTCCTGTTATTAATGACGAACCTCACATCTTAAAGCGAATCATATCAAAGGACAACCTAGCAAAGCATAATTTGAGTACGCAATGGCTCAAGAAAATATTAAATAAAGAATGGAGGATATAGAGAATGAATAAAGCAGCTGAAACAATTGTAAAACTTTGCACAGTTGAAGAAACTTCTAAGGTACTAAAAACCAATACTAATACTGTATATAAGCTTATCAGAGAAGGGAAATTGAAAGCTTTAAAACTTGGTAGATTAAAAGTACCAGTATTTGAGATAGATAGATTCTTACATGATAACTTAGGTGAAGATCTATCAGAATATATTTGTTAGCAAGGAGTGTGATTTCAGATGTTAATAGAAGAATTAAAGGAGCAATTGCTAAAAGGCACATTTTATTATTCTAAATCTAATTTATTGGTAAAGGGTAAAATTTATAATGTCGTGAGTTATGATGATGGGCAATTAGAGATATTCTTCACTGGTGGGATAGTTGATGTATACAAAGATAAATTAACCTCAATAAGACGCCCATCCAACATAATAAGTGTGTTTAAATGGTGCTACTTATTAAAAAATGAAGATAACGAAAATATTGGTTATATCGGAGAAAAAGAAAGAGAGGAAGTGTAAAAATAGATGAATTTAAGGCTATTTGATAAATACATTGCTTTATGTAAAGAGTTTAATTCTAAACCATCATTTCAAGGATTAAATTACTTTAAAAAGGCAATTAAAAGATAGGTGGGTGAGTATGACAGAAACAAATGCAGAAACAATAACTAATTATGATCCCTCAATAAGAATCAAATATGATGGACCGATAATAATAGCTACTGGACTAAATAAAACGTCAAAGCAATGGAAAAATAAGAGTTTATTATGGTCGGAATTTGTGGAAAAGTTGAGTTACACAACAAGAACACCTGAAACTTATGCGGAGTATAAGAAGATGCCAAAGACGGATAGAGACAGAATTAAAGATGTTGGAGGATTTGTAGGTGGAAGTCTTAAAAATGGTCGTAGAAAGGCAGAGAATGTTGCTAACAGAACTTTATTAACATTAGATTTAGATTATGTTAATGGTGATGTATGGTCAAGCATAGAACTTTTATGGGACTTTTCAGTTGCCATGTATTCAACTCATACTCATGCATCTGATAACCAAAGATTAAGAATTGTAATCCCTTTATCAAGGCCAGTTCTTCCAGATGAATATCAAGCTATAGCAAGAATGATTGCAGATGATATTGGGATAGATCAATTTGATGATACAACTTATGAACCATCAAGATTAATGTATAATCCTAGTACTAGTTATGATGGAGATTATATATTTAAAGTGCAAGATTTACCGTGGCTTAATCCAGATGAAATATTAGAAAGATATACATTTGGTTGGCAGGATATAAGTTACTACCCAGAAAGTTCAAGGGCAAGAGCTAAGTTAAATTCAGCTATTAAAAAACAAGAAGATCCTTTAGAAAAGAAAGGTGTTATAGGTGCATTTTGTAGGACCTATAGTATTAGTGAAGCAATAGCAGAGTTTCTAAATGAAGTTTATACTGCAGGTGCTGATGATACTAGATACACATATACAGATGGAAGTACTTCAGGTGGACTTGTGGTTTATGAAGATAAATTCAGTTTTAGCCATCATGGTACGGATCCAACCTCAGGTATTTTATGTAATGCCTTTGATTTAATAAGGATTCATAAGTTTGGTGAATTAGATGATAATGCCAAAGAAGATACACCAAGTAAGCAATTACGCAGTTTTAAAGCTATGACAGAGTTTGCAGCTAATGATGAAAAAACAAAGCTTAATATAATAATGGATGATTTTATTGATGAAGAAAAAGCTAAAGAGTCTATAAAGTATATGTATACAACTGAAACAGGAAATTTAAAAGTTAATACAGGGCTTTTGGCTAAACATATACGTGATACCAGTGATTATATGATAGTTAGAAAACAGGGGTATGATACAGATCTGTTATATTGGTATAAAGATGGAGTTTATCAGAGAATTTCGGCGAATGAACTGAAAGGTAATATCAAAACATTTATACCCGAAAGAATCAGAACCCCCAGTCAATGGGAAAATACGTACAAGGATTTAATAACCGAAACTGATACAAAATGTATAGAATTTGAAAAGCTTAATACAGATGAAGAATATATCAATGTGAAAGATGGGTTATTTAATATAAAAACAAAAAAGCTTGAGCCACATAATTCTGAAATAAAAAGTACATTACAGATGAATTGTAATTACAAAGAAGATGCACCAGAGCCAAAAATATGGTTAGATTTCATACATTCATTATGTAATTATGACAAGAGCATTGAAAAAGTATTGCAGGAATGGACTGGATTATTCATAAGTAACATTGACATATCTGTTGTTAAACAATGTTTAATACTATTCAGTTACGAAGGTAATACAGGCAAATCACAATACCTAAATACTCTAGGCAGACTATTAGGGAAAAATAATACAGCTGCAACACCATTGCACAAATTATCGGATAGGTTCGGTACAGGTGATTTATACGGAAAAAGATTAAATATAGTTGATGAACAATCCGAGGTAACAATTGAAGATAGTTCAATATTTAAAGCCTTAACTGGTGGTGGAGATATACCAATAGAGCTTAAGGGAAAACAACAATTTCCTTATCATTATAGAGGTGGACTGGTAATTGGATGTAATGGACTACCATATATAAAGGATGATAAAGGTAATCATATTTTTCAAAGAATTTCATTAATAGAATGTACCAATGTGATACCACCAGAAAAGCGAATACCTGGACTTGCGGATAAAATGTATGAGGAAATTGATGGCATATTCTTATGGGGCTTAGATGGGTTATACAGATTAATTTCTAATAATTATAAATTTACTAATAGCAAAGCCATAAATGATGTAAAAGAAAAATATAGAAAAGACAAGGACAGTGTATATAGGTACTTAAAAGAAAACTATATAATCACAAATGATAAAAAAGATCAGATAAATAAAGTTGAATTTGAAAACGGATATTATGATTATAAAGCTCAAACTGATGAAGATAGTTCAATATTTAGGGTTAAAAAGAAAAATATACAGGATAGATTAAAAAAATACGGTATAGATATGGTTAAAAATAATACATATGTTTATCGTGGGTTGAAGAAAAATGAAAAGAACATACATTAATAATTTACCCGTATGGGAAGAATAAGGACGTATTTAGGGATAAAAATTAAAAGCTTAAACAGTTATAAATTAAGGCTTTAAAAACATTACGGGATATACGGGATATTTATTTTAATAAATAAATAAAAATATTAATAAATAATATGAAAATAGATAATAGCAATAAAGTATTTAATTAATATAAATATAAAAAAGAGTGTCTGAAAATTATCCCGTAGATATAAATATATTTGAAATGCACAAATAGACAGGCGTAGAGCGAATAATTAGAGGTTGCTAAATTCTCCCGTTATCCTGTAAATAAAAAAAACGAGAAAGAAGGTATTAAGTTGAGAAAAATAAGAATTGAGGAATATATAGATAAAATTAAAAGAAATCATGCTGAGTGCGAAAAACCAAAAGTATTAGAACAATGGTGTAAGGAAAACAATATCAAATATTTTTTAGATGAATGTAGTTTAGACTGGTATCAGATAAAACTACACGTAAAAACTCGTCATATAGAGGAGCATAAAGCCCCAACATATGATCATGAAAGACTATTTGCTGATATTGATGGGAATCGAATAATAACTCATCAACCATATAGAGAATCAAATAAATACAAAAATAAACTTGAAATAGAAAATTGGTGTGAAGAACGTGGCTTGAGTGTGGAAATATCAGAACCTCACAGTTGGTATTATCAAGGTGAAACCATACTGTATGTATATAGATTAGCTGATGAAGATAGATTAAAAACTTACATCCAAAAATATAGATGCCTATAATAAAGAAATTGAGAAAGGAAAGGTGTGAATATGTCAATTACACATAACCCAAGTAGTGGAGTACCATTATATCACTACACGAATAAAACTATAAAAGAAAATAGAGATGCAGCTATAAGATCAAATGATAAGCCATTAAATAGGCATCAAAGAAGGAAGCTAGAAAGAAAAATTAATAAGCGTATATCAAATAATATTAAATTTGAAGACTAAAAAGGATATAGAGCTAGACAGATTGTCCAAGCTCTATACCATAAAAGGAATTACTATTGTAAAACCTTGAATCTAAGCAATTTAAGAATACAATAGTAACCCCTAAAACGCAATAATAAATTTTTAGGAGGTATCAATTAATTATGACAAAAGTAACTACAGGAATAGTTAAGTTAGCATATGCACATATATTTGAGCCATATGCAATAGAAGGAGTAGAAGGTTATGAGCCTAAATATTCAACTACTATAATAATATCAAAAGCTGATGCTGAAACATTAGAACCAATTACTAGATTTATAGAAGAGGTAAAGAAAGATTGTAATTTAAAAATACTTTTAAGGGATGGGGATTTAGAAAGACCAGGAGATCCATTGTATAAATTCAGTTATTTCTTAAATGTAAATAGCAAAAATAAGCCTTTTGTAGTGGATTCAAATGTAAATACTATAGTTGAGCCTATAGAAGTAAATAATGGATATTATGCTAAAGCAGTACTTAACTTATATGATTATGATTTAAACGGTAATAGAGGTATTGCAGCAGGTTTTAATGGTATTCAACTCATAGGAGGTGCTATATAGTATGAATTTAGATGATACTAAAAAATTAATAAATAGTGTTATAGAAAATGAATTTCAACACATTCAAGAAACTCAAGAGGTTATAGATTTAAAAGAAGATAAAACTCTTACCGGAGAAAGCAACCAAGTAGAAGAGTTATTTAAGAAATTATTAAAAATTATGCCAGATCATAAAGAATTGTTAGATGAATATTATTGTGCATCAACTACCTATTGGTCAGATTATGCCAAATACTATTTCATGAAAGGTGTAAGAGCTGGGACTACTAACTTAGAATTTTTAAAAGATACTGATATTATGGAATATATTTAGATAGCTAAAAGGTAGGGAAATGTAGGGATCAATATATTATATAGAACTTAGGAGGAATTTTAATGGTCAAAATGAAAGTTATGTATGAGAATGACATAGAAAAAATTGAATCTATTGAAGCACTAGCTAGATGTTTTAAACTTGGAAAAATAGGTCAACCTCATAAATCGGGTAAATATTACAGGGTTTATGTTGAAATAAAAAAAATTATAAAAATGGAGGAATGAAAGAATGAACAAAGAATTAATTTACAAAGTAGAAAAGGTATTAAGTGAGTTTGAAATTGTACTTGGAGCAACTGAAACAATAGAAGGTGTAAAAGAGTCATGGGGCTCAACTAAAAAGGGGCTAATGGAATTAGGTATTGAAGTTAAAGCAGAGAAGGAAGCTCCAAAGAATCATTATGAAGTGTATGGTAAATTAGCAGATAGTGAAAAGGAAAAATATTTAGATTTTAACGGAATGGCAATAAGGTATGATAAAGTTTATGTTGATGAAAATGGATTAGGTGATACTATACTAACTCTTTATAGGAATGGTATTGATGGGGAAATTGCAACGATAATATTAAAAGGAAATAAAGACTATGAAGTTATAACAAGTGAGCAAGGTACTTCTTTTGAATTAATTGAAAAATAATAATTATGTAGATTTTTGAAAATTCATGATATAATAAAGATAGAAATAAAAATAAATACTTTAGTACCCTCACTTACTTAGTGGGAAGGCTATTTTTAAAGCCATGGGAAATATTTAGGTAAACCGATTTTATCGGGTAAGCTTATTTATTCCTATGGCTTTTTGTTTTATCTAAATATAGAAAAGGAGGGCTTTAGATGGATGATAAAGCTAAAGCAGAAAAGAATGCTTATATGAAAGCTTGGCGTAATAAAAATAAGGATAAGGTGAAAGCAGCACAAGACAGATATTGGAGTAAGAAAAATAAAGAGTTAAGAAAGGAAGCGTAAATAATATGAGTAAAAAGACTGAATTAATTAATGTATTTAAGACTTACAATAACAAAAATGTGGATATTTTAGAGAAGATTGCAGCAATAAACAATAGTAATGATTTTACACCTGCAGGTGCAGAGAAAAAAATAAATGATATTATAAGTACCTTTCAAGTAGTAGCAACTCAATATCATGACAATGCAATATCTATTATTGATAGTGGATTAAAAGCATTAGAGGATAAATGGAAAGCCAATAGCGCAGGAAGATTATCAGATTCAAATTATCAAATAGGATTAGCCAATACTATAAAGATGATAGAAGCTGGAGCGATAACAGATCCAGAAGATTTTAAGAATATTATTGATGTATATAAAGATGATTATAATGCACTAGCAATGATAAAGAACTTATTAAAGTCAGATGATCCTAAATATATTGAGTTAGCAATGTTAATACCTAAAGATAATAGAGAATATAATAAAAAGCTTCTTAATGATCTAAGGAATAATGTTGATATAAATATAAATCCACACATTATAAAAAATAATGTATCTATGTCACTTGAAAGTATGGCCCAATTTGTTACTGATAGATTGGGTGATAATTTAGAATTAATACCATGGTAGTAAATAAAGAATAAAGGAGATAGAAAGTAATGGGATATAAAGAAAAATTAAAGCAAATATTAAACCAATTTAATTTATTAAAAGATACATTAAAAAAGAAAATTGATGAAATAAGTAAAAGTGATAAATATTCAGAGGAATACAAAATTCAATTAATAAATCAAGCTAAAGAAGAAGTTAAGGCAACACAAGATCAATTAACTAAAGAAGCACTGAAAGTAATTGAAGATGCTAAGAATAAGATATTAGGAGAAAAAGCAACTGTTAATAAGGATCAAAGTTTTGACTTAAAGCTTAATAATACTCTTAAGATACTAGAAATGGTTGGAGCTGATTTGAACCTTGAGGAGTTAAATGCATTAATAGAACCTTTTAAAGATGATTATTACACAATGAAGATATTAAGAGTTATTTTTGCAAAGGGTGGAATGAAAGGGATAAATGAAATATTTGGTTATGACACCATAGATTCAAGAATTCAATCTTTAGATGAATTAGGGAGAACTATATCACATGTATTCTTTGGTGATATTGAGAGTGCAAATACACTACAGGTGTCTATAGCATTAAATTATATAGGTGAGGTGTAAATTATGGATGAATTAGAAAACGCACTTAAAGAAGCATATAACAAGTATATTGATTCTCTTGTTGATTACCTTACACAATGGAATCAAGAACCAGGGAATAGTGATTCTAAGGTAAATAATGCAACAAAATATATTTTAGATAATAGCTTAGAAGTGGGGTTAAGAAATTCGAGAGAATGGGTAAGGTCAGCAAGCACAGAAAGATTATTATCAAAGAAAGTGATTTGATTATATGTTTAAGGATAAATTTAAATCAATATTAGCTTTGGTTATTCAATTTTTAAATAGGAAAACTTCATCAATAGAGCATTTAGAAAATAAAAATATAGATAATAATGAAGGTGATTTAAATATTAAGGGGTCATGCATATTTGCTAAAAAAGTGATTATTAATATCCCAAATAGCGAACCTTTGATATTAGATAGAGTTTATATTTCTAATGAAACAATTAAAATTGCTGGAACTGAATATATTTCATTAGAAATAAATAGCAAGAATAGTGGCAGACTTGAAAAATTTTGTATAAACCGTGAGGCTATAGTCTTAATAGAAATGTAATGTTTAGGGTGTGAATTATGTTTCATGCCCTTTGATTAAAGTAAGGAGGTAGAGAGTGTAATGGCTAAATTAACATTAAAACAACAGATATTCTGTGATGAATATTTAATTGACCTTAATGCAACGCAGGCAGCAGTAAGAGCAGGATATAGTTCAAGTACTGCAAAAGATATTGGATGTGAGAACTTAGCAAAACCCAACATTCGCACGTATATAGATAAAGTTATGGCAGAAAGGTCAAAAAGAACTGGCATAAACCAAGATAGGGTAATAAGAGAATTAGCAAGGATAGCCTTTATTAATCCTAATGACGTTATGAATTTAGATGAAGTAACTATAAAAGATAATGCTAGTGAGGATGATCTAGCAGTAATACAGTCAGTAAGAATTAAAACAGTACCTACAAAGAATGGTAACGGTGTTGAAAGAGAAATTAAGCTTGCAGATAAGTTAAAGGCATTAGAGCTATTGGGTAAGCACCTCGGAATGTTTACGGAAAAGGTAGATTTAAATGTTTCTGCAACTGAAAAATTATCAAGCATATTAGATCAATTAGGTGGTAAAGGACTTGAAGATGATGAGTAAATAAAAACATTTCTTTTAATAGATAATAAGGGGTGATAGAGTGACAAATGAAGAATTAGTCTTATTATATCAGCAAGGGGATAAACAAGCCCTAGAGAGTTTGATAAAGAATAATACTGGTATAGTCAGAAAGATAGCTAATAAGTTCAATGGCATTAATAAAATGATAGAGTTTGATGATTTAATCCAGGTTGGAACTATTGGCTTAATTGCTGCAGCTAAGAAATATGATGGTGATATGGAGAATAAGGCTAACTTCATTACTTATGCTTTCCATTATATAAAAAGGGAAATTGTATCATGTGTTAATGGCAATAGCTCAAAAGATGTTGGAAATAATAAGTTTAATAATAGTTGTGTAAGGCTTGATGCTCCTTTTAAAGAAGATGATGAAATGAATCTAAAGGATACGTTGAAAGATGTGGACCAGGGATTTGAGAATATAGAAGAAAAGTTATATTTGAAGCAACTAAGAGAAGATCTAGAAAGTGTTATGTTAGAAAATACAACTCTTAGAGAAAGAGAAATATTAAAGCTTCATTATGGATGGGAATGTAAGGAATGCACATTTGATTATATAGGTAGTATATTTGATGTTTCAAAGTCAAGAGCACAACAGATAGAGAATGTAGCGCTAAGAAAGATAAGACAATCTATTTGGCTAAAAAATAGATATGAAGAATACTTTCAATCCATCAGATACAACTACAATGCAGTTAATGAAAAGATTGATTTTGCTAGTAAATATTTTAAGGATGTGATATAGATCATGAGGAAAGAGAAATTAATTAAAACTACAAAAACTTTATTAGAGAATATACAAGCCTTAAGAGAATCACCAGAAATAACTAAGCAGCAAAAGATTAAAATAAATGCAATAATAAATGCACTAGATACTCTTTCTCCACAAGAACAAGGTTTAGTTGCTTATAAATATTTTGAAAAGAAGAAACATATAGACATAGCGGCATTGCTACATATAGATGTAAGAACAGTTACAAGAAAATTAAATAAAGTTGCATTAGATATAGGTCGTATGGTGTATGGCTTTGAAGATGAATTTATAAAGATAGTAGACGAGTCTTGGAATATATTAAATGATATTGAAGTTGATGAAACAGAAGAGCAATTAATTAATAGAGCTATGGCATTTGTTACTGATAAGATGAAAGAATGTAAGGTAATATCATGAGTAGCTGCAGAACCAAACTGACATTATTGCAAAGTGACTTATATAATATAGATTTAGAACTTGCTCTATTAGATGATAAGATAGAAGATATCGAATCAAGTGGTTATATAGTAGATATATAAAGGGTGTAGGCAACTCAAATTATACATTAGAGTATCTGATTGATAAGAAGATTTCATTGCAACAGAAAAAGAATAATGTATTATATAAGATTAAAGAATTGAATAAAAAGCTTAAGTAGCATCTATAGAAATATAGGTGTTTTTATTAGACATATGTGTTAATATGTAATAATATATACATATATGGATAATGGAGGAATAATGATGAACTACTTGAGGAATTTATTTTTAATATTAACAGCTTTAGGGGCAATAATTAGTTTTTATATGAAAGTCAGTAGGGATTTTTCAACGGAAATGATAAAAACAAAATATAAAAATGTTCCTGGAAAACAAGGAATATTTGAGGTAGTGACAGTATACATGATGTTTAGTTTGTTTGCAATTGATATTATAGCGTTATTTAAAACCGTACCTGATGCTATTAAAAGTGGGTTTAATCAAACATCAACCACGGGTATTGGTAATGTAATTATAATTATAATTGTTATTTTGGCTATGGCTATACTTCTTAATATAATACTTACTCCGTTCATTATTTACTCGAAAGCAAGTAATGAGTTTAAACGTAAACTTGAAAATAGAGAATTTAAAAAGATCAGTAAGTTAGTTATAGCGTGGAATAAGGTATGGAGTTTTGTTGTAATTTGTATTTCAACATATTGTTTTTATATTATTTTATCTAATTTAATGCAATATATGAAATTGGATAAGTATGAAAATAATTTCATTTTCATAAGCAATATGGATACCTCTACTATGAAAGACATAATACTGTTAGTAATTATTTTATTTATTTGTATTACTTTATTTATAATACAAAGAAGTTTAGATGAAATAATTAATGCAATAAACGATGATTATACATATATACTTGATGCTGAAAATGGTCCGACCGAATGTAATATTTTCTTAGAATATAATGAGTACTATTTATTATTTAAGGATAACACGGAACAATACATTAATAAAAGTAAAGTTAAAAATATAACTAAAAAAATTTCAGATGAAGAAAGTAGTGATAAAGTGAAAAATATAAGTAGATATGATAAAGCGATAGATAAAATTTTAGATCCAAAAAAATATGAAGAATATAAGTCTGTTAAAGAAAAAATAAAAACAAAGTATAATAATATGAATTATGAACGAGATATAGATTTGGAGTTAGAGAGAGTAGACGAGAATATAGAAACTGTTAAATCTCCAATTGAATCATATATATTTTCAATGATGAGTATTATAATACCTTCAATAATAGCAATATGGATTGGAAGTCTAGGTAAAGATGGCACATTTAATAATATTATATTGACAGGTGCATTTTTATACTTAGTAGTAGGTGGATTATTATTTATCAATAAAATATATAATAATGATAAACACTTTCAAATTCTTCTTGTGTATAGGAAGGCTTTACAAGATCTGAAAAATGGTAATGATGAAGTTTAGTAGTGTGACTACTAATTTGCTACGAATGAGTAGACAAACATTATAAGCTAGAATGATTTAAGATACTATAAATCAATTATAAGTTTCCTTTAACCCTTGAAATTGCAAAGCTATATAGAGGTGATATGATTTAATGTAATTGGTTTTAATTTTTAGTTTTGATAAACTCCTCACGCTGAAACAGTTGTGAAGCTAGTTAAGAAATAGAGCCATTTATAAAGAATAAAAGTATATAAAAGCTTCCGATTTCCACCATTATTCCACCCTAAAAAATTATGATTTCGGAAGACTTTTATTTATTGTCATTTCAAATAATTCAACACTTTCATCGGACCTTGTATTAGTAACATGAGAATATGTATCCATAGTGGTTGCTAATTTGCTATGACCTAGTCTTCGCTGAATATCTTTTAGATTTGCACCAGCTTCTAATAGCATAGTTGAACGAGTGTGCCTTAAGGAATGAAATTTAAAATCTATACCTAATTCGTAATTAACAACTCTACTTAAATATTTAAGGCTATATGTTGTTAATAATTCACCATTTTCTTTTAAGCATACAAAATCATAATCATGTTTTGTATAAAATTCACCATAACGTAATTTATTTGTTTTTTGATCTTTATGATATTTTTTTAATAAGGATATTAATGTATTACCAATCTTTATTGTTCTATAGCTACTATTAGTTTTAGGGGTACCAAAAACCCAGTTTTTAAATTCATTTCGATATAATATTTTTTTCAATTTTAATAGTTTTGGATTCTAAATCTATACAATCCCAAGTTAAAGACATAACCGCTCCAACCCTCATTCGAGTACTGAAACCGATTTGAAGTGGGAGATACATATTGCTTCCATAAGGAAATTTTTTTAATATAGTATTATATTGTTCAAGTGTAATTATTTTTAAATCTTCAAGATTATTAATTAATTCTTGTAATTTAGCAGGAGTAATTTTATTTAATTTATATATGCCTATTTTAGGTTTTATATGATTTTTAATTAATCTTTTATAACCTACTTGTGTATTTGGTTTACAATTAATAAGAACATATTCCTTAAACATAAGCGTCAAAAGGTTTCCGCTTTGATTATAATTATAATCAAAGGGATTGGTAGCATAAATTTTTGACTAAGTTACATTAATAGTGGGTAGAACATAAAGTCTTATTCAGAAAATAGTAAATAGGTAAGTAGTTTGTTTTGCCCTAATTTTATTCAAGAAACAAATCTACAATAAAGTAAGCATATAAAAAATAAGATTTTAACTCTTTAAAGATACATATAAGGCCACTAGATAGAACGGAAACACAAATACTATAATTAATAAAAATATTATAGAAAACAGTATTTTTTCGATGAATTCATATATACGTTAATAAATTAGCTTAGCTGATGGACCCAATAAGGGGTTGTGAAAGAAGAATGATTGGAATTATATTAAGACAACTACCTCTAGTGTATCAATATGCGTAAAAGTTAGAAAAACATAGAATTAACATGAATTATAGATATAAACACATATAGTAGCAGAAATATAAGTGAGTCATATATAGAATGGATGGTAAGATAGGAAATGTCGCTGAGGCAGACGAACACAAACAACTAAGACTTGATTAATACATGAAAAACAGATTTAAAAAAGTTTTAAAGAAAGTTGTTGACAGAGTCTAAAATTAGTGATACACTAATGAAGTTGCCTAAGGGTGACAACGAAAAACAAATAGTTACAGCGAAGGTTGTACGAGAGAAAATGGTCTTTGAAAATTGAACAGAATATATATAAGTACATTTAAGTAAACCAGCAATTTTTATTTGAGTAAGCTAAGATTAAAC